GATATCCTGTCATCAACTCAAGTTTAAACTCAATATCAATCGGGAAGCGTGTCGCAGTCGTAACCGTCACACGATGATTGATAGGAGCAAGTCCAACACCTTTTCCAGTATATTCTAGTGGATCCAGAACATTTTGCACTTTCTTGATTGTCTCGGTAGATGCCAAGTTTAAGTCGTTGTCTAAAACAACCACTTTAACCGTTCCTGAGCCATTCCAAACTGGATAAACCTGAACTGCGCCAACACCGTCAATTTCACGGACACGCTGAACGTACTCGATGAAGTTACCGCCAAACGGCTTCTCATTGACGTAAATCAAGAAACGCTTCCGCAATTCATCGTCAGTTTCTTCATCTTGGCCAGATGTAACAATTTCCCCTAAGACTGCAGTAGCTAGGTTTCTGTAGTTCTCCAAGGGCAAGATATTGCCATAGTAGCGATTTCCTACAACGCCAGTCGTCTCACACTCTACTTCATACTTACCAGCTACATTAGTTGCACGAACTACCTTGTAGATAAGTGCAGCATCGTCAATTGTCGCAAAACGAGAACCCAAAGCGATTTGCACGCCTTCTTTTCTCTCGTTTTTAAACTCCGCAAAGCGTACCGCTTTTTTTGACGGATAACGATGGAGTCCAAACTCTTCCACCTTGTAGTCTAGATATTGGCCAATAGCAGTCTGTGGAAATGTATCTAGCAGTAGATTTTTTAACTGCAAATAAAAACCAGCTAACTCGTAACAAGCAGGCGCCAATGCGTCATAGATGATAGAACCTTCCCGTGTATCAATATTTTCATTGACACGAGAAAGAGCGTCATTCATCAGATAATCAAACGTATATTTTTCTAAGAAATCACCTATCATTAATCAGCGTCACCTCCTTTTCAACTTTAAATAAACCGGATATAGTATGGACTTCAAAGACACAAAGCAAGCTGTCCTTGGTTTGCTGCTCGATGAAGAAATTTTGGACACTTTTAATTCTTGTATCAACTAACAAGGCTTGAGAAATTGTTCTCTCAAGGTCAGCTTTTACAAAATCATAAGGCTTTCCAATCAAGCGCTCCAATTCTACTCCATAGTTCGAAGAGTAGATAACCCACTCAAACCGTTCTGTAAGCAAAATCTTTTCAACTGCTTGCCTCATGGCTTCTAAGTCGTCAATATATCCGTGTATTCTGCCATTTTTCACTTGATAAGTGTAGGATGGCAAAACAACTTCTTCAATGTTTCGTATATCTACCATCTTCACTCCATCCTTTGTAAAACGTAGTATAATTGCCCGTTCTGGGCTTTAATCATTAAGACTTTGTCTCCTGCTTCAAGATCACGAAAAACAATCCACCTCTTGTTGTCTCCTTCAGTATCTCCAGTGCGTAGTTCTTTAACCATCGGACTTAGAACTAAAAAGGACTCAGGGATTTCAAGTTTATTATTAACCTTGATTGTTAAAGGAGAAACAGATGTGACAGAGCCAAAAACAATATCTGTTCTGTCTGTCCCATCATCTACTCCTTGCGCCAAAAGACGTGCTAATAACTCTCCTGCCATTATTCCAGCGTCCTCAATTCTAAATCCATTGTATGCACCTTGTCCCACTTGTGGGTACATTTAGAGATTATACCAAGGCTGTTCTTCTTAATCCCTTCAGACTCTAAATCAGCAAAATCCAGCACAACACTGTTGCCTGCACTAATACCAAGATGACCTAAGCAAGGAACTTTAAAAGTCTTTTTAGGATGATTCTTAGCTTTCAATAAGAGTTCAGCCTTCTGTTGAATCTGACTCTCATTCATCTTTTCATCCACTTTTTCGTGGTACTGCAACTTGCCCCAAAGAGCCACATTTTTAGAGTCTTTCACGACGTAAACTTCACGCTTCTTACTCTCTTTGTTGTCTTTAGTCAACTTCACATAGTTGAAACTATCATCGATAGAGCCTTCATAGTCAAAGTCTGTCGCTACGCTATCATCTCCAATCACTAAGTCAGTAATCAGCGAATTTAAGGCTATATGCTCGACTGTACCAAAGTTATCCCTGATGATGTACCACATGCCACCATGAATCAAAGTTAAGTCCAAAGCATTCTGGATCATCGCAAAATAAGTTTTCTTATCTTCGATTTTCTCCGGACACGTCCAGTTTCCTTCATCAACAACTTTGTACTCAAGTTCTGATATTTCGCAAATCTTACTAAAGATTTCATGACTCTTAGAGGCTTCAAACACGATTGTGTCAGTGTTTTTCAGGTACCTCATTCTGTCATAAGCAGTCACCGACCATTTCTTGGCTGATTTCCGCTTTTTCTTGAAAACTTTTCCGTAAAAAATGCCCTTATCATCTACCTTGAAGCGAATGACGTCCCCAAAGTTACAAGCTACCTGCGAGTCTATAATCATATCAAACTCAAGTTTTCCCGGCTGAAAATCAATACTGGTTTCCCATTTGACACCTCCGACCAACTCAGTGATATCAAAGACTTTACCGTCATTCACATCTTGAATCAGAAATTCCATCATAGGACTTGCACCGAATCAGCAGTAACCCAACCACGCCAACCGCCATCCAGCATAGTAACGTGGTAAGGATGCGACCCTTTCATATTGATATAATTGACAAGTCTAGTTGCGTTTGACTCAGTTTGACCCGGGCCTTCTCCGTAGCTATCTCTATGCAGCTGCCCATTAACAAGCACCTTTGCACCGATAGTCACTTCTTTCTTAGTCGAAGGGGCTTGCTCTTTCTGAGGCTGACTAGCTTTCTTCTCTTCTGATACCTTCTTTTCGATTTTTACAAACCGAGCCTTGGCCATCTTGTACTCTTTGAAAGTGATGTCATAGTAAACATCCTCATGAATACCAGCTTTTCTTTGTTGCTCAAAACTCTCAACTGTCGCAAGCATATTGATACCCACGCCAGAGATAATCAAGCGACAAGGTTCTTTGCCGTCCATGATTTTCTTCAAGAGTCGGACATAGGTTTCAGGCGTTCCTGATTTATTCAGAACATAAGAGCGGAAAGTGTCTCTAGGGAAGAACGAAGTGAAAGTAACCTCAGAGAGTTTAGGAAAACTCATCTGGGTTATTTCTCCTAGCGCAATACTCGTTGTTGACTCGTTATTGGCGCTATTCTTCGTTTTCAGTTCTTCTGGATTGACAGGAAGTTGTGTGACCTGACCTTTGTACTCTACGAAAATACCAATCGCCATTTCTTTCTACCTCCTACGCAATTCCTAGGTCGCTATCGACCAAACCGACAATCTTCTCTTCAATTCTGTCAACCAAATCATCGATATCCTGTTCAGTAGCGCTATTTTTAGACTCATAATTGACACTAACTTGAGGTGTTAGAACTTGGTAATCAATGATGTACTTACGTTCTGCAATATCACGCATCATCTTGATATCTTCGTCTTTCAGCTTGACTTCATCTTCAATCTTACCGACGTTACCAATGTTCTTGCCTTTGCCTAGCTTGTCGCCAAGACCACCAGCACCACCAGAAGGAGCACCAGCCCCTGCAGGCGTTTGGTTCATTTGGTCAAACTTAGAAGCAAGTTCATCTTGCCCCTTCATCTTATCAGCGAAGCCTTGCATGGCATCACCAACACCTTGACCAAAAGCCTTAGTACCACTAAAAGCATTGCCAGCAGTTGAGAAAGGATTTTTCATCCCATCCCACAAACCGCCTGGAGTCATCATGTTAGCACGCATGCCGTCAAAAGATTCATAATCATCAGGAGCCTCTCCTGGATTAAACATCTCTCCCATCGCACGAATACCATTGGCAAAACTACCGTCATTAGACATGTAGCCCATTTCGCCAACTTTTCCTAGATTCACTCCTGGTATTTTATTTAAAGCGTCAATGATCCAGTTGATAGCTTTAATAGCTATGTTTGCACCGGCTATAAAAGCATTACCGATAGATTGCGCTACATTGACTACCCCATCAACAAAGGAAGCAAAATAATCTAATACAGTTCGAATAAGATTATAAAATAACTTTCTGATGGAATAAATCGGGTGCTTAAAGACATTTCTCAAAAACTCTGCAATTGCTACACCAATGTTGTAAATGGCTATGAAGAAATTTACAATCGGTGCAATCATATACATGACAAGATTAATAACGAACATAATAATGTCATAAACAATCGTTCCGACAAAGACAAAGGCTGCAACGATAGCAGCTGCAACGTCTAAGAATGAAATCCCCATAGCGTTTAGAGCTGTACCGATTAATAGCGCGATTCCAATTACACCTATCAGTATCAGCATCAGCCAAGCCCAAGGTGCTCCTGCCATCAAACCCGCTACAAACATTGCAACACCTGCTATAAGAGCAACTGCCGCAAGAAGTGTTAATGCAGTCATGACTATATTGATGTTCTCAGTAACCCAGTTCCAACCTGCAACAAAGAGATTAAAAAGCCATAAAGCTATCTGGCCAATCGCAAACATAGCGGTCTCTAAACCTGCCATGAAGTTTTGTCCAGCGGTACTGTTTATGAACTCTTGCCATGCTTGAATTAAAGGCTGAAATGCGTATGAAGCAACGTTACCAACCTGTGTCATCATGTCGGCAAAGGTCATCGGCATTTTCGCAAATTCAGCGTTTGTTTCAACTGCTGAACCAAGCAAGGCACTCTTAAGAATATCTCCTGTTAATTGGCCATCTTTAGCCATTCCCCTCAATTGACCAACGCTGACACCAAGGTGTCTAGCTAGTTTTTGGGCAACAAGCGGAGCGTTCTCCATCATAGAGTTAAACTCATCACCACGAAGAACCCCTGAAGCAAGCGCCTGTGTGATTTGAAGCGTCCCTGCTTTTTGTTGCTCTAAGCTTGCACCACCGATTTTATACAGCTTGTTCAACTGTTCAGCGAATGCAATAGCTTCATCATTGCTTTTAAAGGCTTCTCCAGCTTGTGAGCGTAGTTTAGCCACTGAGTCTGCCATGATACCGAAGCCAGTCCTTGAGCGTTGTGCTGCTGCCATGATACTATCTTGAAGTTCTTGGCCTGTCTTAGATCCGTCTTCTATTGTCTTAAGCCTTGCCATTGTCTGAATATAATCATCGCCTGACTTAATCAGACCACTCATTAAATTGGCCATTTGCCTCAAGGCTTGAATAGCAACCATGAAATTCAAAACACGAGAAATAGAAGTCATTCGACCAAGCATAGAAGTAGCAACACCTAAACCACCAACAAGAGGTCCAGTTGAAGGAAGTTTGGGAGCGATAGGTGTCGCCATTTTAGGCGCTACAGGGCTAGTAGCTTTAGGCGCAGTTAAATTCTTAGGCATATCTGCTTTGACTTTAATCGTTGCAGTTTGCGTCATCTTCTTGACACGTCTATCCAACTCGCCGAACTTAGCAATAGTCCTGTTGATTGTGCTATTAATTCGATTTAAAGGGCTTGAGAAATTATCTCTAAGCGCTAGTGTTTGCATTAATGTAGTCATCTTCTACCGTCTCCTCCTTCCTCTGCTTTTTCTTTCCATTTCTTTGTGTTCCTTTTCTTCTGCCTCTACTCGGATATCGATAAAGGCGAAAATCAAGGCTTTTTCACGTTTAGATAAACTATCCAAAAAGGACGGAGTCCAGTTGAATTGATGCAAACAGTAGTATGCATAACTCAACTCTGCGTCCCCGTCCTCTAGTCGTTTTTTGCTTCTTCAACAAGATCATTGATATCTTCATCAAATCCGTTAAGCGACTGGATTTCTTGCATTAGGGTAGCATATTCTCCAATCTTCAACATAGCTTTCAAGGTTGCTGCTTCATCCCCAACAGTACGATAAGACTCTTGTAGTTGAGCATCTTTCAAGTCTGGCGTAACAACGCAGGCAGACATCAAAGAGTCAATGTACTTATCGTTGTTGAACTCAGGAATAGCCACACCTTGACGGTTTTTCTTCTTGATTGTCGCACGTTTCTTCAATGTATCATTTAGGCTTTCGTCAATACTGCGAATGACGAAAGGAGATTTGAAACGCTTAAGGTGTACTTCCTTTGTTTCTTCCTGCTGAACGTTTTCTAGTAAAAAGTCTGAAATTGCCATTTATCTATCCTCTTTCTAACCTAATTTAGGCGCATTAAATTTTTCTAAGATATCCACATCTTCAAAAGTAAAGTTGACTTCTTCTTCCAAGAAATCTTCCTCAACTTTTAGCTGACCCATCACAACTTCATCAAGGTTACATTCTCGCAAGATAGTTGTTTGGCGACCGATTGAACTTGTCGCATCGTCATTGGTCACTTGGATATCAAAGAATGTATCACGACCATTCTTCATGTAGTCCAACATCATTTCCTTGAATGTTGAAGTGACACCGTAGATAGTCATCTTACCTTCTCCCTTGAAACCAGTCGCCTTCACTTGCGTACCACGTTTGTTAAGGGTGCGGACTTCTTCTTTGTTTTTCTTAACTGTTGCTTCAAGTTCCTTGATATAGAACATGAACTCATTTTTTCCGTCGATGTGAATAAAAGCGGTGCCTTCCTGACCGCTGATTACGTCACGACCTTTTAAAAAAGCCATACTGTCTCCTTTCCTACTCTACTGTAACTGTCATATACAGTTTTTCCATGCTGTCCACTGGTTTCACTTTAACGTTAACCACTACAGACTCTTTCAACTCACCACGTAGCACCTCAATGTCTTCAACTTTGAAGTCTTCGATAGCACCACGAGCCTCAAGGTCTTTGAAGTAGCGAATACGGTTCGCTTTGAACGCTTGACGTCCATCTTCGTTGTTGCTTACTTTACCAAGGAAATACTCAGAGAAAGCGTAACGAGTATCGTTCACGATATCGTCCAAGGTGCGCAAGATACGGTTCTTACGGAAGTCTTGGTTCTTCTCAATCGTGAAGCTGACGTGTGAGTTGATATCTTGTTCAACTACTGCACGGCCACGACGAGCAGTGAAGACAAACTGCCCTTTCAAGAGCGCATCTTCTGTCTCTGTATGGCTCAAACGACCCACAACATCAACAGAGTCTTCATACTTCTCATAAGTCAATGATTTCTCAACGCCAGCATTTGCGCTTGCAGCTGCAACCCAAACAGTCGCCTTAGTCTTATCAATAACCGTCTTATCAGACAAGATAACACCGTTTTTAACATTGATTACTGCTTCACTGTCTGCGTCAGAGTCTGCAACAACCAATTGAGCGCCAAGTCCTTCGTCTTCACGCATACGTTTGATAAAGTTGATAGCTGCTTTCTTGATAGAAGCGTCTTCTACTGGCAATGCCATATAGTTAAATTCAACTGTTTCAAGCGCTTTGAAGTATTCTGAGTAGTCTTGGGTTGATACTGTTCCGTCAGTACCGCCAGTCAATTTAGCGCCAGCCACCGCTTGCAGTTCGCCAGTTCCTGAAAATTCAACTAGATCATTATTTTTCAAATCAGCCAAGACTTTTACAGTCTGCGAGTCCATAACAACAGTATCAAGGAATGTGACAACATCAAATGAACTTGGGTCGTCTACGTTTGTTTTGACCGTTACTGTGATGTCATTGCCACGGACACCGCTGTATTTAGCTTGAGCCGTTACGTTGTCCGAAAGGCTTACGTTTGCCTTTTCGCCCGTATTCAGACGATAAAGCAAGACTTCACTGACACGTTTGAATGCTTCATTAAGCAACAATAGTTGTGGGCTTTCTTGCTCATAACCTAGCTTCTTAAATAGGTCTTCACCACGTCGAATTTTCATCAATTTCTTTGATTGACCGAAGCTGAGTGCTAGCGGTACTGTTACGACACCGTCACCGCCAAGGCGAGTCATTGCGATGTCTTTTGATTTGACGTTGATGTAAGCACCTGGTCTTACTTTATTTTGGCGTTTCCAAATTCCACCTGCCATTACTTAATCTTCCTTCCTAGTTCGTATTCTAGTTTTGCTCTTGCTTCTTCCAAACTATAAGACTCTTCTGGGTCTAAAATAGCCCCCAAGATGTCTTTTTCTCCGTTGGTAAAAGCACTACTTTCCAAAATGTCCGCAGTAGGGAACACAATTCCGTCTACATTATCCATCTTTTACCTCTTCTTTCACTTTCAATTCACGTTGTTTGATATCTTCCTCTTCTAACTTCAAGCGTGTGCTTGCATTGAAAATACAATGCAGAACATTGTCAACCACTTCATACTGACGGTCAAATAAATGAATCGTCGGTAAGTGCAAGAGTTTATAACTCAATTCTTCCTGCATTGCTAAACACTCGCTACGCTTTTTCTTAGGAGGAAAATAAGACAAATCCACTTTAGAACGCACTTTCACATACTTGTTAGCCTCTGGAGTGTACTTTGTGTCAACCACATGGATAAAAAAACAAGGCTCTTTAAAACCTTGCTCTACTTCATCCAGATAAATCCTGATGTCAGGATATAACCCCTTGATGTGACTAACTAACTCCTCAACTAACCGAAAGCCTTTATTTGCCATTTCCTAACACTACCTTTCTCATAAAGCCGTCATACTTGTCACGAACACGCTTCTCCATATCGCTTTTAGTATCTTCAACCGTTTTATGAAGGAAAAATTGCCCTGGAACAAAGCCACCATTGACTGTCTTATGCCCGTACTCAACGTGTGGGGCATAGTAGACCTTGTTATAAACTTTCTGCTTATAAGTCCGTCCAGATACTTCAATATGGCTTTTAGACCAACCTTTTTGCAAGGTTCCGCCTTGTTTACCATGAGCACTTGCCCAAAATTTGACATGTTTGCCATCTTTGGTTGTGAACTCCACCCAATGGTCTGTATAGACACCAACAGGCGTTCTCTCCTTCACATTAGATTTTAGTTCTGTACCTTCATAATTCAAGGTCTGTCTCATAAATCGGTCTACTTTCGCATGATTCGCATTCCTGTTGAAGTTGTTAGCAAACTTAGCGAAACTGCGGTAATCAAAACTGCCACTCATGACTTGCCCTCTAGCTTTATAGCAATTTCTTGATGTGACCAATACTGACCAATAGGCACATTAGAACGTGTAAACACTTTAACGTGCCCATTTCTATCAGTCACCTCAATCTTGCAACCTGCAGGGATATCATAGACAACTGAGCAAAAGAGCTTCATATCATAGCCATTTGCTTGATAGTCGCTCCCGTTCGTTGAACTATTACTCATTTGCGAAATCCTGCAAGGAATGTCCTCTAATAGCACGCTTTCTGACATACTGGTCAAACCGTCTATCTCTTGCTCTGTATAACCTTTAACCGTCATTTTACAGTCATACAAACAATCAAAGACTGTCTTAGCATATTCGGTCATAGTAGCTTCCTAAAACGATTCAACTGACGCTTGTAGCGCTCAAGTGATGACGGCACTTGTTTCATTCGTTGAATCATTTCGTAAGGACTAACCTTTTCGATTGTCGTATCACCCATTTTGATACTCTTGACCGAAAAATCGTCTGCGTCAGCTTTTTCAGCAAGCACACCTTGCTCCTTGACCTTGTCCAGTAAGTCGTTGGTCATGTCTATCCATACGTTCTCTAAACGTCCAGGCACACTGTCTTGGTGAATATAATTCAAAATCTCGTTTTCTGCTTGGGTCAAAGCGTAGTGAAGAACTTCCATATCTTTGAAATAATTATCCTGACGCATTTTCCGAACGCATGAGATCAAGTACATTGTGTTGTCTTGTTTCAATTCTTGAATCATATTCTGTTACCCAATCTATTTGCCAATTTTGTGTTTCAGAGCGATAATACCGATGTTCTTAGGCTCGTAAACACGTTGCCAGTTCTTGAATTTAGCCAAGTCAGTGTTTGATGGAGTGATGTTTCCTTCAGCCACTTCTGCGCCAGTCCATTTCACGCCGTAAGGGTGCATCACAAGGGCACGACGAGTGTAAATCATGTCGTTACCTTTAGCAGCTTCACGAGAAGTTTCAAATGTAGTCAATCCTGATGGATTTCCTGTGTTAAGACCGATTGAACCTGTGCGGAAAAGATATGAAGTATATACATCTCCTGTTGGTGCAATACCATCATCAATAATGACACGGTAACCAAGGTAGGTTGGAATGTTGATAGTCGCAGTTGTTGGCTGGATGTATTGAATCAAGTTATCTTTTTGTAGTTTTGTATAAACCGCTGAGTGCATAGCAATCGCAGTAACTTGATCAGCAGAATCTCCAAGCAATTGTTTAGCGTCCAATACCATAGCTGCATCGATACCAGTAGACGCTTTTGATTGGTCTGATACGTGAGTTTCTTCCAGCGCACCTTTCTCTCCACCGGTACCAGTAGCAAAGATACCATTCAAGGTAGCAATCAAGGCTTTTTGGTCTTCACGTAGCCAATAAGCACCGATACGGTTCAAGATAGCACGGACTGGGTCAGAACCAGCTACAATACCAGTCAATTCGTTGGCAGCCCAACCACGTCCACGATAAAGAACGCAGGCAATGTCTGCTCCAGCAGTGATTTTGCCAGTTTCTAGGGCTTTGTCGCCATTGCCAAGAACTTCAGAATCTCCAGTAAGGTCATTCCAAAACGGCATGTTGACCAAAAGACCACCAGATGTAATGTTTTTAGAGACACGTTCGTCTGATACTGCAATACCACTTTGAACGAAAGCAGATTTAGCAGCAGTGTACTGTTGCATGTAGGCATTGTACTGTTGAGGTGTAATCGTGTCTAGAATTTTTGTAATTTCATTAGCCATTAGTTATTTTCTCCTTGTTGTTCTAAAAATTGAGTTAGGTTGACATCAGGATTGCTCAAAGCAGTTTCCCAATTCCCTAAATTAGCACCTTGCCCATCGCCTTGATTTGGCGTATATTGGGCTTGTTTCTCCCCGTTAAAGAGATATGGACTCTTAGCACGCTGAGCTTCGATTTGCTCAGTCAAGCCAATCAATTTGCCATCTTTTACAGAGATTTCGTCTTTGTTTAAGATTTTCTCAAAAATTTCTGCGTCTCGAACGCCAGCTTTTGTCAATTCAGCATCGATTAAGCGAGATTTGTTCTCATCTGCTAGTTTCGTCTCAAGCGCTTCTGTATCTTGTTTGTACTTAGCTTGTAAGTCCTCTAGCTTTTGCTGAATATCTTCAACATCTGCGCCTTTTTTCTTCAAATCATTCAAGTCTTTATCACGTTGTGTCAGCTGTCCACGCACGCTCTCCAATTCGCTTTCTTTACTTGCTACATCATCCTTAAATTTTTGGACAGAAGCACCATACAAAGCGAAGACTTGAGAAATTTGGTCTTCAGTTAAGCCGATGTTTGCCAGTTGTTCTTTTTTCATTTTGAAAATCCTTTCCTCTACGCTAGGCTTTTTAGGTGTTCTCCATCACCAGACGCTCCGCTTTTGTTAGGACTACGGACTTGTCCAATAGTTGAACCTTTTAACGCCGTGCTCAGGGCGAAAATACACTAGTCGATTTGAACTAATTTAGCAATTCGATTATGTAAGCATCTAATTTTTCGTTGTTCTTCTATGTGTAGCACTAGCTTTGTTGTAATGACGGTTACAGCAATTGTTAGTGCTATTTTTGTATACTTCCTCAAGGTAATACCTCCAACATATAAATTTAACCGTACGGGATTCCATACGGTTAGGGCATAAAAAACCGCCTCGATTTCGACACGGTTTATAACAATTTACAGTAATTTATAGCAGTCTATTCCTGCAAATCAAGATGTTGGATCGCCTACTTTCTGTTTTTTAGCCATGAAAAGTCATTATCAACCAAAACCTGATAAAGAATTTTCCCGATTCGGTCTGCCTGCTCTTCTTCATGATTTATATAGCCAGCTTCAACTAAAATACCATGCGTAATTTCGTGAATAAGCGTCTGATCTTCGATTTGTTGACTAGCTGAGTCGTCAAGAACAATCCTGCATGTCTTGTACTCAATATGCCCCCATTCCCCCTGTTTTCCCTGTAAATCAGTTATTTTTTCGATTTCGTAGACGATGCCACCTATTTTCACCTTATTCATGCTAGGCTTTTTATTACGATTCATTTTTTCAATCCTTTCTTTACACCTTTAATTATTCCGCTGATCACGGCCAGAATAATAAAGATTAAAAACAAAAATACCAACCACCCGAAAGCGATTGATACTAAATCCCAGATAAACATATCTTTACTCCTCTACTTTTTCGTATGTTTCTTTAAAGATGTCAGGTTTGCATGGATAAAACTCACCTTGCACACCTTTGATGATATAGTCGCCTTTTTGAGCCACCATATCTCCCTTAAGCGTTGGAATGACAATACTTGAATCAGAGCACAAGGTATTTTGACCAATAAACTCTCTGATTTCTTCATAGTTTGAGCCAATAAATCTAATGGCCTCAATCACTACTGGTTTTTTACGGTATTTCATTTCTCGTTCCTTTCTAAACATAAGAAAAGCACTTAGATTTCTCTAGGTGCTTATTTATCTAATCGGTAAGCCTTTTGCGTAAGCTTCTTTAGCCTCCGCAAGTGTCATTTCATTAGGGCCACCATCTATATTAGTTTCTCCTGTATTTTGCCACTGACAGACGTCACAGATATCATACACTGCTGTAACAGTCCCACATACTGGACAATGGACATATTCGCGACCATCAATGATCATTAAATTCTCTTTCCCAGTCTTGCTCATAATAATCAACTCCTTTTTTCGGTTTCAATATTGTTGTAATACGTTTACTACGATTATCACCTAAAACATATACATTATTTTCTACATCATATCGCACTCTACGCATTTCTGTATCGTAACCGAGTATATTCTCGTTTATCGTCTTAGACAACAAATTCTGTCCGATATGAAGATAATTCTCTTTTGTGATATCTCCGAACTCGACTCTATGTTTTTTATAATGCCCATCAAAAGATTTCTCAGTAGGAAACTTGGACTTTGTCCATCTGATGCGGTCTTTTAGTTCCTTATACCCCTCAACGTTATTATACTTCAAATCATAGAAGCCTGCAAATGTTTTGGGCATATTTTGAGGGCCTAAAACCTGCCTATAAGCTATGAACTGCTCCTTGGTTCTGCGGACTCTGTCCTTTTCCAATCGTTCAGCTTGTAGCTTATCTTTGATGGCAGTCTGCCCATACTTATCAAGTTGCTGCTTTCGCCATTCCTTGAAGGTCCGACCGCTCTCTACCTCATAGCCTTTTCCTGTTTCAATATCTCTTGCATAGCGTTTCCCACCTTTTTCTAAGGCAGGAACCGTTGTACATCGACAATGAGGGTGCATAGTAGGATAATTCACACCCTTTTCTGCATCCTTAACAAGAAATACCTTGCCGTCCAACTCACCACAAATAGGGCATGTGTGAACCTCTAAGGTCGCTAGATACCTGTACTTCTTGATATTGTCGTCTTGGTATTCATCTAATGTTGCCTGAGCCTGAATTCCGTTCGTTTCCGTCTGCAAAACAGTCACTGCACGATTACGAGCACGTTCGAACTCAATTGCTAGAAGCTTACTGGACTGGTCTATCGGATAGCCTCGGTTTAAATCGTTGGTTACAAGCGATTCTACTCTACTAACCAATTCGTCCATATTGCTACCCCAAACACGCTCAGAGAACCGCTTACCTTTGAAGTTTTCGTTGATTGCCTTTTGAAGATACTCTTCTTCTAGGCGCTCAGGCTTGAAATTCGGTTCTCTTTTGGTCTGTTTATGGTAGTTATAAGCACGATTTAAGTAGGTTTCTTGGTAGGTTTGCTTGAGATGTGTTTCTATTCGCTTGTTGATTTTACCAGTCATTTCAGCGATATCCATCTCAACACCAGCAAACAAGGCATCTGCATTTGTTTTGACCTTTATTGACCTTGACCACTCTGTTAAATCAGGATGTTTCTTAACGAAACCAGCAATCTCTTGCTTGGTTTTCAATTGGTCAGTCTTAGTCAGAGATAACAAATAAAACGGCAAGGAATCGCTACGATTTTTAGACGCTCTCTCAAACGCCTCTAAACGCCCTGTGATGCGTTTTAGTGTTCTGCGGTATAAATTATCGATGTAGTCTATTATCTCGCTGAGGTCGTCAATCTGAGCCAGCTCATATAGCAATCTGTCTTTCTCTTCTCGGCTGAGGTCGTCAAGAGATTCGACAAAGGCGATTTTCTCTTCTTTATTCAGTTTCCGACTCATGCTCTACCTCTTCCATATCGTAGAGTTTTTCAGATTGTTCCTCTTGTTCAGCTTTCTGTAAGCGTAGTTCATCCTGCCAATCTTCTACAATTGGATTTGATTTAGCTACGTTCTCTCTTGATGTGATAGTTGCAAGAGTAGAAACTACTTGAGCCATTTCTGTATCGTTATTGATTGAGTTCCGTGTCCATGTTTGCTTGATTTTAAGTTTGTCGGACAACCCTAGATGTTTCAAAATCATCTTGACAAGTGTGGCATATCCGCTCCTGAACTGAGTTTCCATATTCCCAGCTTTTAATTCCAAAAGCGAGTAAAGGAACTTCAAAGCAACGCCAGAACTGTTTCCTAGTTTATCTGTTTCAGGGTTCACCCCTTGTCCACTAATAAAGATTTGTTTCTTAGTCCGCTCTAAAATCAGATTTCTTGCCTCGGTTGGAATGTCAATCGCAATAGTTGTAACTCCCGACTGGTCTCCCATACCGTCATTGTCCATCTTAATCATCTTGTAGCGTTTCAAATCTTCAAGAAACTCTTGCTTGTCCTGCCCACCGTAATTTGTAAGAACAAAGATAACCTCTTGGACATCGTCTGTATCATTGACAAATCCACTAAAGACCTTGTCATAAACATCAACTAGGTCTTTGATTGGCTTCAAGTCGTTGGTCTCGATTTCGTTATTCTTGAATGGAATAAAAGGTACAAGGCCAAAATCATGTTTAAAGCTATTGTCACTAGATCGGTCGCCATTCATAGTATCAACCAAAGAGATTGCTTGGAATGTCTCTAATTCTTCCAGTGGTTTATTTTCTTCGTGACGATAGAAAGAGCACTCTTTGTCGTTCCAGTATTCGTAAACAGTATAATTCTTACCATCTGTTTCATCGATGCTAGAGTAAACTCGCAGAACACCAACCAACTTCTTATCCAAAGACTTTGAGTAGATTGGTATTACTTCTTTTGAGTCGACACAAGCATATCTAAATGAATTATCACTAGCGTCTTTCCAAACGTGAAGCCAAGCGATGCCAGCATTTCCTGCATTAACACAAAGCTGCTTGCTGATACGTTCATAATCGTCTCCCAAGACGTCTACAATCTTATCATTAACGCTTTTATCGTCCACATCGAATGTAGGCGGATAGGTCAACGCATAAGCCTTTTTCTGGTCAAGCAATAACTGGTGCCAGTTGTGACTAATACGGTTGTCGGCATTACGAAATGCGTTATCTTCTGCTTTCGCTTCGTTCTCAGCGCCTTTTTTATCTGCAGGCTTACGCTTCCGTTTAATATCATTCTCGTTGCGATAATATTTTTCAGCTTCAGTTGCTTGTGAGACAAACTTTCCATGTTTGACCATCTGCGACGAGATTATTTTTTTAATTACTTCTATTTCCAAACAGTCATACCTCCTGACTTGAATAATACTGTGTAGCAGAAATAACGCAGGGCATCCATTGCGTGGTCAAATTGCTTGATAGGTTTGTCTTCGCCATTCGCAGAGGCTTTCTCGTCCCAAACATAAGCGTGGAACTCTTTCAGCGTATTCACACAGCTCTCATGCACTGCTATTTTCTCTTGGCCTAGCATAGACCCAACAAAACGAATGCCTTCAAGGACATTATTTCTAGCTTTTTTGATTTTATATCCTCGCTTCTTCAATTCGGCAATGAATGAAGCAGCAGACGGGTCAATAATAATACGTTCGATGTTCGTATCTCCTAGCCAAGCAGTTAGATCATCAGCATACTCAGCATTGGTCTTCTGTACGTTCTCGTCACGACCTGAGTAATAATATTCCCTTGTCAAGTAATACTTGCCGTTGATATCTTTTTCCCACAAAAGAAAAACGGTCGCATTTTGCGTACCGTAGTCGACCGAAACATATTTGCCCGTCTTACTCATTTCTGGCAAGGTTGATACAACATGCTTATCCTTACTGAACATATCGTAGACAATACCTTCTGCAACCGTCCAAAGACCTTGAATGTAGCGCTGATAGAAAACACCTTGATATTGGCTTCTGTAACGCTTCTTGATGTTCTCTGAAAGAGAAAGGTTATCATCCATGTCAAAATGCAGATAAAGCATATTCTTTGTTTCTGCTTTGTCTATCCAGTTGACTTTAAACCAATGATAAGGCCCGTCTGGGTTGCAGTTGAACCACCACTTAGAACCTGTCACAGAGCACCGCCCTGTACCCTGGTTAACAAACGACTCTGGCATAAGCGCTACTTCATCAAAAAAGATACCTGCCAGCGTTAAACCTTGAATAAGATCCTGTGAACTTTCGTCCTTACCACCGAAAATATAAAAATCATTCGACACGTCACCTTTTGAGATTTCTATCAGGTTATCCGTCCGATGATAGACGTAGCTAAAACCTCTTGACTGTATCATGACCAACAACAGTTTCAAAACGTTACGATTGAAAGAGCCAATTGTCTTCCCACACATCGCAAAGTTCTGATGGTTGAATGATGTCATCGCCCAGATAACGAAAGCTAGACTCATAGAAACAGTCTTGCCAGAACGGATAGCGCCATCAGCAATAATGCCTTCTGACTCATGAACTGGAGAGTTCCAAAGCCACCAAGTCAACACTTTCTTCTGCTTTTTGCTAAAAGGTTGAAATTTGAATGTATTGGTTTGCATTCTTAATCTAGCCAAGTTTCTTCAACCACCCCTTCTAGAGACTTAATAAAGCCATCGTCTTTAACGTCAACTTCTGATGTTCCTATCTGTTTTCTAAGCTTCTCGTTTCCTAGCTTGAGCGCTTCAATGCGTTCTTTTTGCTCTCTCTTATCAAGTGAGTCTTTCGCATCTGTCGTGGTTAACTTGCTGATTTGTTCAAACGCTCTAACGTTACCTTTCATAGCCTTCTGCATCATAACCATCGCTAAAGCCATTTCGTTAGTTGTGTCAAATCCCATATCCTCAAGTTGCTTCTTAACGTTTGGACTTGCCACATCTGCTTGCAGAATCGTTTCAAAAGCCTTTTTTAAGTTTGCTTTTTTTCTTCTAGCTTTACCAGAAGCCACCCCTGCTTTTTTTGCATTTTCTCGGCGTTCGCTCGGAGTTCGTTCTGAATTTTTTATCAAATTTTGCTCATTAGCCATCG